ACGCCCAATCGGACGGGGGCGCGCTCGTGTACAAGGCTCGGACTCGAACAGAATACAGGGCCACAGTCTCCCGCAATGGGCATTGCGCGGTCGTTTCCATCGTATTGCGCCGCTGTTCCCAAAGCCCCTGATCATATTTCCATTCAACTTCATAGGAAACAGGTTTTTGCCCGCGATAGCTCCAATTTGCCCACAACTCAGGCACCCACTGCCCCGTGGACGAATAATACCCGCCAGGGGTGAGCACAAGCCCAGCAATACGGTTGGAAGGCAGAGAGTAATCAATGATCGGCGGCACGCCGTCTTCTGTGTAGAGCGCCGCGATATATTCCGTGCAAGTAAGGGTGATGTGGAGGTCATCGCTTCGGCTCATTTCTTGCACCCGGAAAGGCTTTGCGACCGCTTGCATCTCCCCAATGGCGAAAACATCATACGGGCTTATGCCAGCGGCGCTTGATATTGTGATCATAGTGGTCGCGCCGCTTCCAGTCGCGGCGGCGGTCCGTTGCAAGATGCTATCGTCGGACTGGCGGCGAATCATGACGTTATACGTCACGCCCTCGTTTAGCTCCAAAGCGTGATCAACGATAACAGTATTGCCATCGACAGAAAGAACGCGCCCGCCCTGCCCCCAGCGGGGTACGTCGTGCTGTACCAGTATAACGTCGCCAACCTGACAGGCTATCGCGTCGATATCCGCCGTAAATGTTATCGTGCGTAAAATATAGCGGTTCTGGTTGAGGCGGTATAGGCCCTCCTGCCAGGCCGCGTCGAAATTCGTTATGCCCGTAAGCTCTACGGATACCGGGTTTGCGCGGTTGTCAGCATCGTCGAACCCGTGGCCGTACACGGTGATCTGCTCGCGCTCAAAGTTTTTGGCCTCGTTGAGAAAGGAAATTTCAACCGCGTTCGCGCGTCCGTCTACGCTCAGAAACTCGCCGCTAAATGAGCCAGCAACAATGTTCCCCATGCTGAAAAGCTGCACGGGCTCGGAGGGCTGGTCCCAAATACAGGAAATCTTGGTCCCCCGCATTACGACCGCGCCGCGAGCGCTTGCGGCAACGTCGTTTACCCATTGCCATAAATCTTTAGTTTCATCTACGAGAAGATTCATAACGATGGGGCCACGGTTGCCAAGGCTTTGCTCATTCCACGCCGCCCAGGCCGCAAATGCAGTTAGGTCCATGCGCTCAGGGGACTCGCCGAAAACGTGCACAGTCCCATCGAGGGAACGCGCCTGGACACAAAGATCATAAATAATCCATGCCGGGTTGCGCGCGTTCTTTTGTTGCCACTGGCCATTCATGTACACAAGTACGTTGTTTCTTGTTTGCCGCCATGTGACAGTGGGAGTGCTTTGGTTGAGCTGGTCCGTCGCTTGCATCTTGATACCGAGAAGCGCCTTCCCTGGGTGCACCATGGGCGACTCGACAACGGTCGTGAGCGAGGTCCATACTGTGGTGTTTTTGTCCTTCGTAGGGTGTGCGCCGTCCTTGGCAAGCATACGCGCCCGTACTCGGTATCTTCCAGACGTGAGCTTGCCAGTCCTTCTTACGCGCGTAAACGGTTTTGCAGTCGCGCCCTCGAACTCTTCCACAAACCAAGGCACCCAGCTTCCCCATGAACCCGGCGCGGTTTCCATCGAATACTCGAACTCCGGCTTGACCCAGTGCGATTCCGGCCCGGAGCGGGTTTCCGGATACCACCCCATCCCCTCAGGAAAATCCAGCGTAACCTCAAGATAATCCGCCGCGTCCCCCTCAAGCTCAGAGACAAACCACTCTCCGGGGATATCCTTATCTTCTTCTCCTTTCGAGTTGTTGCCGCATTTGAGCGTGAACCCGACATACTGCGTATCATAAAGATTCTCAAAGCCGCTAATCGGCGTCTGAGAGTTATCACCGGGCCGGGTATCCCACGTTACATTCTGAAAATTCTCAGCGGGGTTGTCGTTTATTCTGATATCCGAAAACTCATCGATATGGCCCTGCCCGCCGCAAAGGAGCAGCTCCATATACTGGGTATCCCCATCCACGCGAACATACTGATTTAGAACTTGTCCCGCCGTGCGTACGGTTCCGTATGTGATGGGAATCACCGCGCCTTGGGCTGTGATAGGCTGAAGCGAGCCCCATCTATATGACTCGGTATCTTCCGACTCCTTCATCTTTGGCCCGAAAGCGTTGGAAATGAGCTGACCGCCCACCATGAGCGTTATACCGCCTGCAAGCTTTCCGGCGATAGCTGACCCGCCGAACATCCCAGAAACCCCCGGTGCAACGACGCCGAAAGCAAACGCGGCCAGCGCGATACCAGCCAAAATGGCAAGCGGATTTTTTCCCCCGTTGCCCCCGCCGCCCCGCAACACGGGACAAACGGCGACATAATCGCCCGGCGCGACAATCTGCGCGGGTATCTCATCCGGCGCGTAAACGCGGCCATTGATCGAGGCGTGGTACTCTAATTCATCGCTAATGTGGACATATTCGGAGAGAAAATCCTGAAAAGGACGCGCCGCGTCTAGTTTTACGCTTTTAATATCGCGGTCCCTAATATCAAAAGGATTGTTTATTTTTACAAGGGTAACGGACATGTATAAAATCCCTCGATTCTTCTTCGCCAAGCGGGAGACCGGATAAGTTCTATCACCACCCCCGTTTTCTCGCGTGTGTGTAAAAATTTCCCATCTCCAATGTAGACCCCAACATGATTGACAAACGGGGCGTTGAAACGAATCGCAACAACCGCTGGCGTCGGGATATCCGGCGGCTCATGCCGCGTCCATTTGGGTCGCTCTTCCAGAAAGCCCTCATAGAACCGCACAAAGTCGTAACAGCAGCCCGTGTAATTGGGAAGGTCCACGCCGTACCGCCGATAGACTTCACGCACGAGGCCCCAGCAGTCATATGCATCCGGCCCGCGCCCCCCGTCAGCAAAGGGGGCGCCGATAAGATCAGCTACGCGCTGCATATAGGCCGCCTTGCGGGATTGCAGGCTCCCCGCCGAAACGCTGCGAGTTATTCCGCGCCTTGCACGCGGAAAAACTTTTATCGCATTCTGTGAGCGCCGATGTCGCCTTGCATTCTGGCCCCTTGTATTGGAATGGGCAGAAATTTTTCAGGAAGCGTCGCAAAGGAACACGACGGAATAGGTTTACCGCGCCGGTAAGCGTGAAGCTCACCCACTGCTCATCGTAGCTCGTAGACTGAACGCTGAATTCTTCGTCGAGTTCGGGGAGCGTAAGGTCCAGGTGGTTTGACATCACCACCATGAGACGAACCGTCGCGCCAACGCCGCCCCCGGCTTGCTCAACGTAGCTTTCCACCGTGCGGGTTACGTTGGATACTTTGATCGTGAAATTCGGAATCTCCCCGCTGGCGCTTTGACGTGGAGCGTCAAGCTCGAAGGGAAACGCCGTCCACGTCTCGCCATTCCACGTGATATCTTCCGTGTTTCGGCAAATCCGCAACACAACGCCCTCCGTGACGTAAATCTCCGCAAGGAGAATCCACGCCCCATCCGAGGCTAATTTGTTTTTTTCGATGATCGCAACATTAGATAAATCCAGCATTTCTACACCTGCTCTAACGTAACCGAGACATTCCAACAGCTCATCACGGTGTGGCGAGCTTTTAGCTCGCCCTTGAAACGGACGTTATAGGTCTTTCCCTCTTTTACGTTCGTCCAGTTAAACGGAAGCGAGCCGCCCAGGGCCAGCTCATAGAATGCACGCAGGGCTCGATAATCCGAGCCCCGCATGTTCGCCCAGGTGAGTTCCCATGTCCGCCTCATTCGTGTGTATCTTGCCCGCGTTTGTACTATGCCCGTTCCGAACTCCGTACTGATCGCGGGGTCTTCCGTTGTCTCATCGAGCCCGCTAGGCAGTTGCACATTTGGCCAGTCCATGTTCTCACCTCCGTCTAAAATTCTGGGTTATGGGGCCATTCGTGGCCTGATCGCGCAAGATCACGCCCACCACCATCTGGCGCATTTGCTCATCGAACGCGGGCCCGGTCTGTGTTGCCGTGACAGGCTGGCTACTCTCGTTTATTACA